TGTTTAATCTTTTTTACTTTTTCTCTGTAAGACTTCTTAACTTCACGTTTGCATTTAAACATCTCCCTGTATTTATCTTACATGTATATAATAGCCTATCTATCGTTTAATGTCAATAGGTTTATGTAAATAAAATTCTACCGCACATTCCTGTTAAATATACGGTAGAATCAGAGCTCTTAAACTATATAAATAGAATCCTACTATCATTTATCTAAGCTCTCCATCACTTGAATAAGTAACGTATTGTATTTGCTAGCTTCTTCAACATCTTTGGCTTCTTCAATCTTCTTTAAATATACATCAGCTAAACGATTGAATAGGTCTTGTTTACCAATAGCTTCCGGACTCATGGTTTCACTAATAGACTCTACTTTATCCATATGTGGCGTATCTGCGGTCTTTGTATGTTCCTTACGATGAGCACTACGTAGACGACTTTGGATTGTATAGATAGTTCCACGACGATAACTTGTAGCATCTTGAATATCCTTTGGAGAAATTCCGGGAAACTGTTCCATTAGAGTTGCTACCACTTGCGTTTGTGACAAGTCTTTCTTACTACGTTTCATCTCTGCTACAAATTCCTTCGGTGTACGTTCACCATTCTTTACTTTTGGTTTTGTTTCTTTTACTTTTGTTGTCATAATAAATCTCCCCCTGTTTTATTTTCTTTACCTCATTCCAATGTAATTTTCAAACTTTTTTTAAGAACCTTACTCAATCTGATAAGGGTCTTTAAATTAGGCAGTCGTTTACCTGTCTCAATTAAAGAGATAGTTGTTTGATTGAAACCTGCTAACTTACCTAGTTCTCCTTGACTAATACCTAACCCTTCTCGTGCATGAGCGATTCTAGCACCCAGTACCATTGCATATTGTGCTTCCTCCTCTGTCATGTCAGCATAGCTCTTTTTTGCTTCTGCCATTTCTTTGTCCTCCTTGTACCATTATATTAACACCTGTAATTTCCATAGTCAACAATTAAGCTTACTGTTGAATGTCATCTCTAACAATGTAATCTTGTTCTAGTGAATTAATGCTTTCTTGTTTCATACGTGGTAACGTGAACGCACCAACAATAGCCATAAAAACAAATCCCCCAAAACCAAAGATAACTGTACCAAAAATAATGAAACCTGCGATGACAGCATAGTTTACCTTGTCATAGCGTGCCATAAGCTCCTCGTATTGTTTTCTTGTAATCACTTGTTTTTGTTTTTCCATTGTAATTTCCTCCTTTGTTTTATCTTACAAGTCTATTGTACAGCCTGCATTATTTAATGTCAATAAATAAGCTCAAATTTTTTAGCTCGTTTTATTTACATGTATATAGTAGCATAGCTGTACAAGTTTGTCAATAAAAAAAAAGAGACACCTATAAAAGATGTCTCTAACCTGCTACTTAGGGGTTTTTGTAGCCCGCTACTTAGGAAATTATTTGAGTAAATCATTTACTGATTGTTCTTCAAATGTACTACCTGTATTTGTGACATCCACCCCACCTATAGGTACTTGAATATCTACACGAGTTTTTTTAGTTATTAGCTCCCCTTGCAATCCCATAAAGGCTGAGAAAGAGGAATCTGATTTGTAGTAAACAACCGTGACTTTCGGTCTGCCTTCGGACTCAACGTAATGGATACTAGTGTTACCAAGTGGTGCAGAATAAGTTCCCTTACCTGTAATTGCAAAGTTAACATAGCTGTCATCTGTGCTACCTACCTTTGCATAAACATTTTCTGGTGAGCTATAAACAGTAAGTGGTTCAATATTAAAGGTTTTAGTAATTGTCTCTGTATGCCCAACATCCAATGTACCCACACCTATAAACACCCAAATAACAAAAACAACTAAATCTATAACAAGAGGCTTCCAGTAACTTTTACGAAGATACAAACGTGAATTTTTTCTATTATAATTGTACGTGTAAATAAAACCAATTACAGGTATTAGAATAAACGCACCTAACCAAACATAACCCATTATTTCATTCATACATCTTGTCCTCCATCCTATCTTAACCTATTCTTTATTTAACAAAAAGTAAAACTGTTCTTAAAAGTACTGAACCAATAACTAACGTACACACATGGTCTTGTGCTCTAATGTAGGTGACAAATGGACGTACTACTGACCAATTTTCTGTGTATCTACCCACCCGAAACCAGACAATCCATGTATACGCAACAGCAAAAAGCAGTAACGAGCCAACAAAAGTAGTAACCGTACTACCATCTACTAAAAAGAAAATGAACATCGGTAGGTAAAAAGTAAAGTACATGTGTATTGTTGCAAATGTAGATACTCTTGGATTCTTAACTAGTTTCACCCATTCAACTGTATCTGCTACTAAAAAATGTATTCCTATAAGTATAAAGATTAGTCCTAGTAAAGCAAATATATCTTCTAGTATAGTTAATTGTGTCCCGCTTAAGCCTTGTATAAAATTATAAACCGTCTCTTCCAACAAATATTCTCCTTATTAAAGGCAGTGACCGATTAGCCACTGCCTAAGTGTATTTGGAAGTTACCGTTTATTTCTACGTGGAACTTGGTATTTGTCTAGCAGATAGAACAAGCCGTTCTTGTATAGATTGTAATTTGAGTAAATATATGCTAGTGTTTTACCCTCGATATAATCTCTAAGAACTTGTTCAAGTACTTCTGGATTCTCTTCTACATGCGCAACTTTCTTAGCTACTTTAGAGCTATCTACTGCGATACCGTGTCTACGTAGAATTGAGTAGAACTTCCCTGTACTTATATTATAACATTTTGTGAGTTCTCTCTGTGATACACCGTTCTGGTAGTCAGCAATCAAGGCTTCTTCGTCTATATCACTAGCTGATTGTGTATCAGCATCTAGTGCTGTTCCACGAATTAAGTCTTTTAACTCTTTAGCTAGGTCTGTTGTTTCTTCTTCATCCTCTTCGTCTTCTTCGACAACAACAGAAGGTCGTTTCTTAGGGATAAAGTCATTTACATCAACATTTACTACACCAAATGAATTATTCCAATCTGCTAACACAGCAGTCAGTGAAAGGGCTAGAGAAAAGGCTAATAAATCTGAGTATTCTTCAGCATCCTCTAAGGCTTCGATTTCACGTTCGATTAAACGGGTAACTGTACTCAACACAAATTGTGTTTCTGGGTTTGTACCCCATTTATTCGCAACAGAACATTCAATGCCCTCAACAACTGCATGTGCATAGTCCGTAATACCTACACCAAGTGTTTTGTAAAGCTCGTACGCATCTCCTAGAATACTAATGGATTCAACATAAAAAGTATGTTTGTCTCCTTTAAGAATAGCTAACGATTCAAGTAAGCCTTTCTTAGTGTAGTCAAGCTCTGTGTTATCTAGCGCTCTTCGTAACGTTGAAATTGCTAATTGAATATTTCCCATAGCTACTGAATCTAACTCGTTTAATGCTAGTTCACCGGTAACCTTATCGTACATGGTTAAAGCATCTTCTACCTTTTTACGGAGTTCTTGAAGCTCGTAGATTTCATCTGCAAAGTATTCCTCAAACTCTGCTTTTGCATCATCTGAAAGTTCTACAGGTTCTTCTTTTTCTTTAGGTTCCTTCGATAGTAAATATCCAAGGAGGTCATCCATGTCTACCATAGGTGTTTCGAAAAGTGCCTCATTGTCTTCTTCCCCTTCTTCCATAGTAGGGGCTTGAAGTGAACGTGACAGGTCTTCTAGTGATTCTAACAAGGCTTGTTTTATTTCTTCCTCATTTTCGTCTTCTATTTCGTCATCTTCTTCTTCGTCCTCGTCTTCTGAAAAGGCACCTATCAACTCATTAAGCAATTCTTCCAAAGCTTCTTTAAACTCAGCCTTCTCGGGGGTTTCTTGGGTTTCACGTACGTCATCTAGTGTCATAGAGTTTAAAGCTTGGGATAACTCAACGAGGTCTTCCTCATTGTTAGCTAACATAGTTCCACCTAATGCTTCTTCTTTTACCCAGTGAACCGCTTTTGTTTCCATAACTTGGATATATCCAGAAGCATTGTGCATATCAGCAGAATTTTCCATTAAGATAGAGCATACAAGTCTAGCATACACCTGAGCAATAGCTTCTGCAAAGAGAAATAGATTTGAAGCAAGCTCTTTGATATAAGCTTCTCTTGATTCTCTAAGTTCTAGTTCTGTTCTACGGTAAGGTAATGTTGCAACAGAAATAATAAATTGTTCAATACGGATAATAGCACCAACGAAACCTTCAACAAGTACTTCGTTACAATCAATAGGATTTTCTTCCGCATCTTCAACCAATAACCCTTCAAGAGTTTTCTTCACTTCTGAACAAGTCTCAACAATTAAATTAGACGGTACATTTGGGAACGTGTCTAGAGTTGCCAATTCAAAGTCATCTAGCATTTTGCTTAGATTATCCTTGCTAAATACAAAGCTTTCCCAGATTTTTTGTTTAAGTTCATCTGATTGGTCAATCGTTACACGGTCTAATTCTTCAATATTCTTATTCAAAGATTCAAAGTAACGGTCAATTGCAGGCTCAATATACTGTAAGATATAGTGAGCATCTTTCAATGTAGACGTGTTAATTCCTAGAGTTAGCATTCCATCTTCATCACTAAAGACACCACTTTGTTGCAAGATTTTTAGCGCACTGATAATACCTACTTCCTCAGAAGGAAACTCAATTGCTTCTTCTTTTGGTTTACCTGTTTTCATTTCTAAACCTGCATACATTTCTTCAAAATCAGCTTGGTCAACGTAATGGAACTTACGGATGTCATTGTTATAAAACTTTACGTAACGAGTGATTCCTGCTGTAGCAGAAGAATCCTCAATTTGAAGTTTAGCAATATTATCTAGTCCTTCAATAAAAGTAAGTGTTACCTTGTCTTTGTCCTGACGTGCTTTATTCAACACATCAAGAATGTCTTCGAATGGTTTCATTTGTACATCTCTCCTTGATTTGTTTTCTTGTACATAAACATGTTAACATCTTGTACTAGTACTGTCAATTACTTATCTTCCCTGTATGCTATTTCCCCTTCTACCAAATTTTCCAGTGTATAGAATACATCGTGAACCAATTGAATTGAGTCCAAGTTATACTTATGTTTACTCAATAACTCCTGCACTTGTCCACAAGAATCGTTTCCCCAAGCATAAAACCTGTCGTATGTCATTGCATCATATTCTTTACATAAGACATCGTCTGGTAGTTCTGCAAGCAACTTTTCTAATTCTTCATCAGTATAAATCTTTTCTTCTTTCATATGAATCTCTCCTTATTAATTTATACCATAAGTATATCATGCTTACTGTTTATTGTCAACATTTTAATTACAAAAAAAGACAGGCTTACAACCTGTCTGCTGTAAGCTCTGTCTCTGCATAAATTTCTTGGTCTCTACTTAACTTGTAGTGCCAGTTACCTTCTTCATCTTTGTACAAACCAATAACAATAGCTGAATCCCGAGTGCTATCCATCTTACTGGTATAATAAACTGTTGTTCCAATCAGGAACTTAGGTGCTTTATTAGCCGTTTCTGCATCGTACACGTAACACGGATACGTACTTAGTGCATTAACAGATATGTCAAATATCTGCCAATATTCTTCTCTCCAACGCCCATCAGCAGGAACAACATCATAACTGATTTGAGTAACAGGTACAACTCCTTCGGTGTAAAGACGTATCAATACGTCTAAATTCCGACTTTGTTCCAGTCCTTTGACTAACAATACTTTTTTGTCTAGTAGCGCTTGGAGTGCTTCTTGTAAAGTCAACCCTCTATAGTCTACTTCCACTAGATTTTCTGCCATTTGAATAGCCTCCTTAAATAATGTTCATGCCTGCTTGTTCGAGTGCGCTGGTTATGCGTGCATCTTCTGCTGTTAGGTCTAAGTTTTCGTAGAACTCTGCTTCTGCTTCTTCAATTGCTTGGTAAACTTCTTCGTGTTGTTCCTCTGGGATAAAACGTAGGATAACTTCGGTCATTGCTTGTTCTTTAGCAGACTGACGTAATCTTAGTTCACGCAATCCCACTAGACTTAACCCTTGCAGTTGATTACCTGTAACTTTTGCTTTAACCTCGATAGCTTTCATGGCAAGAGGCGCTTCTACATAATCGACTTCTTTCAAGCTAGCAAAGCCTTTTTGAATGATAGTGTCTAACACTTCAACGTCATTATAAATTTGCTCTACTGCGTTAAATGTTTGGTCATAAGACGTGTTTGTGTTTGGTAGAGTTTCAACCTCTTTTCCCTTTAGGTCTATAACTTTACCAGATTTTCGTCTTTTGTCAAGTAGAGATTCAAGGTCTACACCTTGTTCGATTGCCTCTCTACGTTTTTCTTTATAACGAGATAATGCGGGTTTACTGATTTCAAAGTCAAATTTCTCTTTACAAAAAGCAATAATAAAATCATAAGGTTTACCCTCGTCTAGGGCTTCATCAACCTTGGATACCAATAATTTATTATGATATAAGTTCAGCAATACTGAACTGTTATTTAAGTCTTTTTTAGCCATTTCAAATACAAACTCCTTCAACATGTCTATATTCTAAGAACACGGATAAAGCCCGCCCTTCTTAGGTTCTACTGTTAATATAGCACACATAACTGTTAAATTTCAGATATAAATGAAACGCAAGAAAACCCCACATAACTGTAGGGTTTTTTGTGTTTTTTCTGTGAATTATATATGAAACATTTGTAGGTGAAAAATTGTTATTTGAAATTAATCGTTTTAGCTAACTTAAGAAAATGAACTAACTAGTAGTATTTTTTCATTTTAAAATAGCCTATTTTCTCTCCACATTTCCCGATTTTTTGCACCATTTCTCTAAAAACTCGTTTTCCGCAGTCGTTAATGGTCGGTTGGAATGCCCACGAGCTTGCACAATTCTATAGCATTCTCGACTAGGGCTGTACTTAATCTCAACTGTAACCAAGCTATCATCTGGAGAAGCTTTAGTACGTAAGAACATAATTGTAGTTTCTCCTAGGGCTACTGAACGGGCATAACTAAATACACAGTGACTTAGACTAGAACCTTCTTTGGCAAGGTCATCTATACTCTCAGGTGCACGCATAATATACTTGCTACCATGAACTTTAACGTCTTCCCACTCTCGGTAATGCTTAGTTTGTTCCGCAAAGTTATCTGCCAGTTCTTTATCCTGAATCATTCTGGTATTCATTTCAGCTACATCATGTACTGTTTTCAGTGATTTAGGGTAGTTACCCTTGTCTGCAATCTCTAATTGTCGCATCATACGCAGGTAGTCACGGTAAGTTGCGTTATAATATCCATCAGTAAATCCTTGTTCTACATGTAATTGATAATACATGTATCTGGCAACACGGTTCAATTCCAAGCCTAAAGAAAGAGTAATGCAAACTGCTGAGTTATTCTGTAGGTTGTTTACACGGTCAGGTTCCACTTCCCTGTATAACATATCTTCAAACTCATGGGAAGCTAAGTCACTAGCTTTTTCAATTCCATATTCGTTGTCTAGCTCCATAGCAAAGGTAAACAAATGATACAATGCGCCACAAGCTCGAATAATACCTTGCTTATTTCGTTTTAAGCACTTCTCATTATGTTTTCTGCGTTTTTCCTTAATAGACTCATCTTCTTCTGGTGCAATATACATTCGTAGTTCCCTGTTCCATTCCTTACGAGGTTCCTTTTCAAAACCCGTTTTTTCTGCTTTACGTATTGCTTTGTACATTGAAACATATCTACGGAAGGTAATATCACCTTGACAGATAATTTTAAACAAGGACTTTGGAATATTAAGAACCTTTACAGGAGAGGTAGCTGTACAATCTACCCAATCAGCTGTAGGTTCTGGGCTACAATACCAATTGCCACCTTTTTCAAGTTTCTTTGCTTGGTCTCTAGCAAAGTCCTTAGCAAAAGGAATAGGAACCCCACTTTTATAGATTAATTCAACCACGTTCAATTGCATAAATCTAACAAGAAAACGAGCTACTTGGGGTACTGATTCATTTCCAATACAACTAAACACGTCATACATAGAAGAGTACATCTCGGTGTTACAGCATGAATCTAGTTTTTGAATAACACCTTCTTGACCAGAAAACATGTTTTTGATGTTGTTCTCTGAGAATTTCAAGGGACTACCATTTTTAAGCAGTCTAGTATACTTATCTCGTAGACTATATTCTAACTCATAGACACGGTTTAGCTCATAGTCATAAGAAGCAGGTTTTATTTCTTCATCTTCATCGTTAGTAATAGCCTGCTCAACTAAGGACTGTTTGTATACAACGGCTTGCAAGATAAACCCGTAAGTAGTAACTTCTTTGATATAGAGATGACTAGCTAACCAGTTTTTGCCAGACATCACCATAGTTTCTTTAATTGTACCTAACCCAAAGTCGTAAACATGTTCACTGCTCTTAATTAGCTGTTCAGCTTCAACCAGTTTCTCTGTCATTGGTTTCTTAGGATTGGTTAAGATTTCATCTAATGTTCTCTCTTTCACTGCTGTTGCCATCATTAGTCGTCATAACCTCCCAAGATAATGTTTACAAACTCTTCTGTCCATACTTCTCTTACTGCCTTAATTATATCTTCGGTCGGCTGCAATTTTCGTAAAGTTTCACGAACCACTTCTTTGTTTAAGACCATTTTCTCAATAAGGTTAACAGCACGAGAATGATACAAACGAGCAATTTCATAGCTAGGATTATTTCGATGTTCCTTATAAACAGGTGCTTGTATAGGTGAAACAGTTAAACCTTCTCGAATGTCTTCATTGTAGTATAATGCTTGAAGTAGGTCTTGCATGTATTCAACACCAATCGCATACTTGATTGTTCGACCATATTCATCATTTTTGTAACTAATGCTAGCATTGCCCATAGAAGACTTTGCTCTTCCTGAAATTGAATCGTATAGCTTATCCGTGTTCAAGTAGACAAAGGATTTACGATTGTCTCGTAATTTTAACATAAAATCTACAAGTTCTTCTGCTCGTAATGATAGATTGTCTTCTTTAAACTTTGCATAGTAGCTCATGCTAGATGGCGCAAACACCATTTGTAGGGTTTCTAACGCACTTGACAGCAAGCGGTTCACATATTTGCGAATATCCATGAAAGACATTTCCACTTCATAATCATTGTGTTCAAACTTAATTTTGCTACGTCCATACTCACGATTTAATAAATCATAGGCAGACGGCATGTAAACGACTGTAAAATCGTAATCACTTGATTCAACATCGTATCCTGCATATCGGCTTCCTAGTTGGAAAACAGCCAATACGTAAATATGTTCACTTTCGGTTGTTGCATTTTCATTTAAATGTTTCACTGCATAGTTGTAAGCTTCTTTTAAATCCATTATTCTCTCTCCTCATAATGATTTTTTTAAGATGTCAGGAAGTTCCTCTTCAATAAAGGTTAAATACTCAGGGAACGATATGTCAACACCTTCAACACAAATAGCTATGTCTTCATAACCACCGAGATTTTCGAAAGAAATTTCGTATAAATTACAGTCTAAGTCATTGTCGTGTCTTACATGCCCCATAAGCGTAATACAAACGTCATCCGACTCTACAAATACCGAGATATTTCCTACATAAGGAATACCATCTACAACATCTAAGGTTCTCTTCAACAACATTGCATACCATGCTTCTTCTGACTTCATATCAACAGTGTTTGAATAGGCGTTACTTAAAAGTCCCTCTGTAAGGTCTGGTGTACAGACATCTACAGTTTTAACTTCTTTCTTCTGAGAATTACAAATCAGCCTCATATTAAGGTCTTTAATAAGTTCTATTTCTGCTTTATCATTAGAAGTTAATTCTTCCTTCTGGGACAAGGACAACAAACGCATATCACATAAGTGCGACAACAACCAATCATCTGCTCTATCTAAACTTGATGCTATACTCATTTCTTTCCCTCCTGTACATGCTGTCGTTGTAACCCTGTACAACAACTGAACTTATCTTAGCACACAAAAATAAGGGAGTCAATATATAATTTGACTCCCTTACAAAAAAATTTATCCAATTAAAATACTTACTGTATCCTTCCCTACATGTAACACAAGACGGTAAGCTCCGAAACTAGGAGATTCAATAGACATACCATCTAAATCTTTTTCATCAAAAGTAATGCCTCCTGTATCTGCTGTAATAGAGACAACAGGGTTTCCTTCTCCTGATTTCATAAAGCTTATATCTACATCATTAAACAAAGGAATAAGTGTAGACACTACTTTATTTGAGAATACGGTAACTGCACCAACTACTTGTTCAAGTAAGGAACCATTACTAACAAATTGAAGTAGCTTAATAGATTCTGTCCGAGTAAGCTTTGTGTCTGTGTATGCTCCTAATAAAGTTTCCCCGTCATATTCCGCTTTACGGAAAAGCAATACAAGTGATTGTTCTACATGGTCACCCTCGTTTAAACTAATACGGTTTAAGATGGTGTACTGAATATGTTTCCGCCCTTTTATGGTCACTTCTTCACAGAATACTTCTGGTGCAGTGAAGTAAACATTAAAAGGAATTTCTTGAATATTAGAAAACGCTGTGTCAGGTAGCATGACGTTGGCTCTCAGTCCTGCGTACATAGCAGGTGGTTCGATTGCTTCGTCTAAGAACTCCCCATAACCAAAGTGCATACAAGCATCTTTTAATAAGGACAGGGCATTTCGTTGTGCATCCCCAACAGGTCTAAAAAACACACAGCCCGCCATAGTGTCTCTCTTTAAGTCAATAACAACATCATCAATCACAGTTGTAATTGGAATATCTCTTTCTAGTGAATCATTTGTATATCGAGCACCCACTAGAATGTATTCCTTGTTTGTTACGATATTATTTAATTTTTTAAGTGTAGCTAGTTTCCCCTTACTTAACATGTTTGTCCTCCTAGTTTGTTGTTTTTGGTTTCTTCTGTTTTCGATTGGCTTTACGTTTATCTGACTTTGTTTGCCCTAATAAACTACGTTGTCCCTTAGACACCCTTCTCACTACTTTAGGGGCATAGTTCTTCTCTAGGTATACAAATGTGAGTCCAAGGTCTTTAAAACGTCTCTGCGCCCTTACAGATAGCTTACCAATAGGTTCCTTCCCTCGACAAACATAGTATACACTATCTATAGACGAAAGTGTTTGTTTTTCTGTTTTTTTACGAAGAACAAGCATATCAATCGGTACACCTGTATATTGAGAAACAAGGTCTTTCCCATATTCAAGTTTTAGTTCAAAGTCCCTCTCTGTTAGTCCTCTATACTCTTTTGTTAGAGCTACGTGATAGTATCCTCTTGTGGACATTCGTTTCTTATTATGTCCATTATCTGTATTACCTAACCCTGAGTAGTTTCTTCCTGCGGAGTTCTCCCAAGTACCAAAAGGTAGTCCTTGTTTACTCATTGTTATCACTCCTTATTGGTTGCTGTTTAAAGTGTCTTAACTTAATAGCTTTCTCTGGATGCTGTCTATTATGAATGAACACGTCACAGAAGACCCTAGTAGCCTCCTCAGCACCCCCTACACGATTTATAAGGTTTCTTATCAAGTCTGGCTTTCGCATCGTCCTACCGGTCGCAGACTTCGTATAAAGACCACTCACACCTCCGCTACGGTTAGCTGTGTGCATAAATTTGGTTCCTGTAGCAGTCTCTACTCGAATACCATAATGTCTGAATGTACCTAACATCTTTAGAATTTCTTCTTTCCAAAGAATGTCTAACATATGATAAGCACTCTTACTTGGTGAAGGAGTTGCTTCTTTATATATTCCTAACATAGCCTCACCCATGAACTCAGTATAAGCTAAAATACCAACATGTCTATGGTTGTATCTATTTAGAATCTGTTCCACTTTTGGTACATGTGTATCATGGCAAAGAACATAAACAAAATCACAGACTTTTTCATAGTCCTTAAGTTGCTTATTCAAACGTTTTGTTGAATCACGTTCTGTCTTGATTTCAATACCAATAACGCCTCGTTTTTCTGTAAAGATTAAACAATCACAAATAGTATTCCCTCGCATAACTGCTTTCTCAAATACAATAGCACTTTCCCCGATGTCTCCAAAAATATGTTTTTTGTTCAAGATTAGCTCTTGTATGTCTGCCTCATAGAAACGGTTATCGGTCATTGATTAACTTCACTCTTAAATTGTGGTTTAGTTCCTCCCAGATTAAACCATAGTTGTTTGTCTGCTACATAGTCTTGAATCAGTTGTCCTGCATTGACATAGGCTTTATCCCACTTAATAGAGTTTAAGCAAATAAAGACTCCTGTGTTCTTTCCATACTCAATGCTAGGCTGTCCGTCTTTCATAACAAATTTATCTGGTTCTCGTTCGTAAAAACCTAGTCCATGTTCCTGTGTAAAGGTGTCTACTCCCATGACAACAGGCGCTAGAAAAACAGGAGGTTTAGTTGTTACTACCCGTTTTGGTTTTAAACTCTTTTCATGAACCTTTTGAGCAACCTTACCTAAAAACGTGGTGCCTTTAAATGATGGTTGCGTAATATTCTCTGTGTAAGCCTTCTGAACAACTACATGGTCTCCGCTTCTCTCCTGTACTGCACTAAAAACAGAAACAACGCTTGTACCATAGGATTCTTCTGCTAGCTCAACGATATATACAGGTTTTTCTTCTACCTTGCTGATTAAACTATCTCTTGATTTAACTTTCATTGTTAATGTGCCTCTACGAATTAAGGCAGGTTTGCTTTTTACATCTAATAAGGTGCTTTGTCCGTCACCTACTTGGATTTCTGTATATTTCATTCTTTTCACCTCAATACTTAATATAACATAACAAAAAAGAGACTCTAATTAGTCTCTTTTTCGTCCCCTTGTTCCTTAATACGTTTTATGTGCTTGGCTTGCAAGTATTTAATAATCAATACTCGAATACCAACTTCAATGAACCGAGAGATAAATGGAATAATAAGCAAAACTACTATAAAGGCAGTAATACCCCCTACATTGAACTGTAGGCTCTCTGGTACAATAAAAATAAGCAAGATTGCGAAAAGAGTACGCAATACATATTGGATGAATAAGAACACGTAAGAGCTTCTAGGAAGAGGTTCTCCACCATCTTCAATCATATATCGTTCTTTTCGTTTCGTATTCAAGAATGCTTGTCCAAACTCGAATACGTACATGATAGATAGTAAAAAGTAAATTGGGTTCATTCTATCACTCTCCTACAAAAAGATTGGCATAAATTGTGGGCTGTCCACTTTAGGGTCTAAGACCATAATTAATTGTGCCGGACTTGTTGTTGGTAGATTGTTTTCTGCTGAGTAGTTATTTGCACCCATAGGAGACCCAACGTATACATGGAACCGTGAATAATCTTCTTGAATGATACGTGTTGTGTGGATATGTCCCATAATTAGATACTCAATAACTTCTTCTTTAATATGTTTTGGAATCTTAACGTCTACTTTCTTACCTTCGTTGTCTCCATGTACTACTTTAATTCGTTTACCTGCTACATTGTCTTTGAAGCTGTAGACATCTTTACGGTTGTCAATTAGAGTTACATTTTTGTGTAGAGACCCTAAGTCTTGCATAAAGTGTAACTGGTCAACTACTAAGTAAGCAACGTTATCATTATGAATTTTATCATTTTTATTTCCTTGGAATCGGTCGTGGTTACCACCTACCATACCAAAGGTTACGTCTAGACCCGCTTTAGCTAGGACATTTAATGTTTCAACTAATACTCGAATCCCTTTAGCAATTTGTTCTGTTGCCGGAAACTCTGCTTCAAACGCTTGGTTTACATTACGCATATTGATATGTTCAATAATGTCTCCAATGTGGTAAACGTGTACTGTTCGAATGTTTTGTTCTTTCACAATACGAAAAGCTTCTGACAATAGACTGTTTAACCGTTCACGGAAAATGTCGTAATTATATCCACCTGTATCAATATTGTTAACAAATGCTCCAATATGCCAGTCAGATAAGCATAGAATCATTTCACGGTCACTTGGCTTGCCTTTTACTCGTAATTCTGGTTCAATGTATTTAAGTGTATTAGTATTTTCAAGTTCTTCGGATAAGTGTTCTTTCAAGCCCTCAATTAGGTGGTCTAAGTAAGCACCCTCACGTTGAATCTTGTTAAACTCACGATTACGAGCTAAAACAGCTTGGTTGTCTACCACGAATGGAGATAAAGTCTGGAATGCAGATTTTTTCGTTTTATCTTTAAATGAACGAAGCATGTCCACATTAATTTCTCCTGCAATACTTGACATGTACAATTCCTTTAATAACTTATCAGAATCAAAATGGTCAATTAATGCTTCTAAGCTATCTTTGTTTTCTCGGTCTAAACCAAATTCATGAGCATATTTATTATATTTGCTAACGTGTATACGGTTAAAGTCATGTTGCAAAGTTCCTGCAATAATTGCCCCAATTACGTATGGGTTATCTAATTGTTTCATTAGGTCTTCTAGCATTTTATTCTTTTTCAAGTAGCACACTCCCTGTGTATTGTTTTATACCTAACATTATTATAACACACTTACTTGTTATACAATTTGAGCAAGTGTGTTAAGTAATGCGTTAAATGTGGATTGACCTGAATTACCTAAGAAAACAGTTGCAGTAGTAGGTTTTCCTCTACCTCTGTTTACCTTATAGGCAAGTTCTCCCGCATCTATACCTGCTGTTCGAATGCTGAACATATCATCACCTTTGGTATGTCGTCCAACAAATACAGCTATTCGGGTATAATTATATGACTGATAGAACTCAATCAGTTTGTGGGCTACCTCATTTACATATTCCTCTGCGTAAGTAAAGCATATGACTGTACCATTGACTACCTGTGCAGAAGTTCTGCCAAGTATTCGTTTAATATAGTCGTCTCTTTTCTCTCGCAATGCTTTGACTAAGGCTTTATCCTTGTCAAGTATTTCCTCTAAGTCTGTACCTACTCCGTATCTGGCGTATAACTGTTCTCTGTATGTTTCTACAAGAGAAATCCAATCTAAAGTAATATCTGTTACCTCATAACGATTATACGCATCGGTTGCTTCGATGATACTTTCCATATCACTTAAAAGTAAGGGCTGAATAGCATCAGCAAATTTCAAAAAGTTCTTTAGTTCTTTAACTACTTTTGAGAAGTTACCTACAGGGCTTACTGTTGTATCCACGTAAGAGTGGAAAGCACCCTCGTTGCTATAAGTATCTCCGAAAGTTGCTAAGTGATAAAACTGACTGAATGGGTTGTTCATAGCTTGTAGTGCTTCATCTAAAGCGGTGCGTTGGCTCTCATAAAAAGGGAAGCCTGCAACAATAAGGATGTCTGCTTTGTCTGCATAGTTTCTAATATCGGGCAGATTAAACTTATCCAAAAACTCACAAGTATAGTTATGCCCACTCTTTACAGCTAGTTGCTTAAACAAATAGTTTAATACGTAACCTTGAACATTTTTCTTAGTTATCATCAATAGGTCTGCCATCTTTGGTTACCTCCACTGCAAAGTACATGTAATCTGGATTGATTGCACGTATTTCTTTTTCAGTAAACACCTGTTTGTACTCCGTATTCAAAGTTGAATATTTAGGCTCTACTTTACATTCCCGGTTGTAAGCTCCTGTTAATAGATACCCATCTTCTCTTTGGATAAGAATTTCTCGGTACCAAGGCTTACTGTCTGGTTGAACGACTAACTGAATTACATAGTATTTTTTACGTTTAAACATCCGCAACAAAACCCTCCGGATATTTAATGTAGTCATCTACTAGCTTAAGCAAATAGTTGTAGAAGGTTAAAATATCTTGTGAGCCTTTATCTCTAAAACCACTCATGATTTCTGTACCCTCTGAATTAATTACACTATAGTAAAAGAAACTATTCTCTTCTTCAACTAGCACATCACAACTGTTGTAAGTTCCTCTACGTCTGTGTACAGGATTTTTAGCTTTAACCACAATAAAACACCTCTCTTATTTAGTATAGTCTAAGTATACCAAGAGAGGTGCAAGTCGTCAACACTTTATTTAAATTTTGTACAGTTTTTTTGTACTAGAACAAACTAGCCTTCTGCTTTGTCTTGTAAGATGTAAGGGTCGTCTGCTAAGAATACGTTGTATACTCCTAGTTTGAATCTGTCTTCTGCAAAGGCAATAAACGCTTGAAGTATTTGTTTTTCTTTAATTTCATGAGCCTTAACTGTAGCCTCACTAATTACTGGGTAGTTGTAAGGGTCAATCAACGTACGAGTAACAAAGAAAATTGTATCGTCATCTGTCATGATAATTGGAGCATCCGCAGGAGTAAACGTGTTTTTATCTTTATCATAGATAAGTTCACTCACTTTGTAGTCTGTTCCTGATTTCTTCACTTCATAAGCGTATGCTCCTTGTACTGTACCAGTGTACCCATCTGATAGGGTAGGTACTACAAGATATTTACCGTCTAGTTCGACAGTTTTTACGCTTGGTTTTAATAAGTCTGCAATATTTGCGATTTCTTTAGCCATTTTAGTATTCCTCTTTTCCTAGTATATTATGCTTGTGCAGGGTTAACTGTCACAACACAAGTTGCTACTTTCTTACCATCAACTGTTGTTGCAGTAATATTAGCTGTACCACCATCTACTGCTGTGACCTTTCCGTTTTGGTCTACTTTAGCTACGGCAGGTTTATCAGATGCCCATGTTACAGCTTTGTTTTCTGCATCTGGTGGAGTTACTGTTGCAACAAGTGTTTCTGTAGCACCTTTAACAATTGAAGTAGCTTCTTTATTTAAAGTAATACCAGAAACTGAAACGTGTTCTTTCACTGTTAAAGCATATTGAGCTGTTTTGTATCCGTCTAATGTAGTTACGATAACATTAGCTGAACCTTTTACTTTAGCTGTAACTGTTGCCTTGGCACCAGTAGCAGTTACAGTAGCAATTCCTTCTGGAACAACAGAGAATGTTACGTCTTTGAATGTGGCATTTTCTGGTAGTACAGTTGCAGTTAGTTCTACTGTGTCACCCACATATAATGTTCCAGATTCTTTGTCTAAGGAAACTGATTCAACTTTTACGTTATTTGGGCTGTCTACTACATCAATTTGGTGTGTTAAGAACACGTTATAGTTTCCGATAGAGAATAAATCGTCTGCGAATAGTTGGAAAGCTTGAAGGGTACGCTTGTCCTTGTCCATTCCTTCTTCAACGATTAACTCACTGATAACAGCATGGTTATAAGGGTCTTTTGTTGTTCTTGTTACATAGAATACAGTATCTCCGTTTGTATACACAACCATTTCGTCAGCTTTTACAAACTGCGCTTTTTCGTTGTTCCAAAGTGTGGGATAGATTTCGTAGTCCTCACCTTTAATAACAACTTCATAGTTATAATGACCGTTTACGGTTCCTGTGTATCCGTCTGATAGAGTCTCTACAACAAGAAACTTCCCGTTTAATTCGGGTAGTGTACTAGCACTTAAATTTGTTAGTTTCATTGTCATACTCCTTTAATATGAACTAAGGAGGGGTTTTACCCCCTCAAACTTAGCCTTGTTGTTTGAAGTCTTGTCGAGTTCCGACAGCTTCTTTACCTGCTTGCTCTTTAGCTTTACCGTACTTAGTAACAGCGTTGTTCTTGTACCAGTTATAGATAGCAAGCCCAACAGAAAGTACAAGCATTAAACCTTGGTTCATTTGTTCGTCTGTAAAAGGTAGTGGTTCCCAACCAAACATAGTTGTTAAACCAGTAGCCACGAAGGAGATACCCATTACAATTAGTCGAATAAATGGAGCGTATTTGCCAGTGTTGTTTTGTTCTTCCATTACAAAAATCCTCCTTTGTGTTTCTACTGCTAATATAGCATACACACAAGGAGGATTTTAACTAATTCTATCGGTCTTTAAGATTTAACGCAACGTACTCCCGCACGTTTTTGATTGCATCTCTAACGGACTTTTGAGATACTTTATACTTCGCTGACACCTCTTTAATGATGTTAGCATCTTTTACCTTACCTCGTAGTAAATAGCTGAACACGGCTAACTCTACAGGGCTAAACTTCGCTTTAGACAGTAAATCATCAATTAGTTCAGCATCTTCAATTGCTTCCTGAGCAGAGGTGTCTGTTCCCAGTAATGTTTCAATCTCGTTGTCCTCTGCTCCCAGACGTTCACGAGCACTATCACGGAAACGTCCTTTCACAAAGCTATGCCTAACTCTTAGATTAAGAGCTTTTTTGATATATCCCGGAAAATCAACCTCTCCGTTAATATCGTATTCTTTCGTTAACTTGATGAACTGTTCATCAATATAACTTCTTAGTTCTTTTCGTGAGGCTTCACTTCGAAAAGAGTCTTTATGAGTGTTATAGACCTTGTAACGTAAGTTGGCATAACGGTGGTATAGTCTATCAACATCTCGTGGAAAGACCCCCTTACCATGAACCTCAGTAATGAAACGATTACCGTTTCTAATCTCACGTTCCTCTTTGTTAAGGTCTCTACTCAAAAGGGTTCTCTCCTTCAAAAATGATTTTCACTTGTCGTTTACTTCTTTGTGGTTCATTACCGTAAGCTCCATATACATCGCAGAAATGGATAGTATGTGGAATGCGTACCTCTTCTCCAAAGTACAATACTTTTTGATAACCTAAGCACCAACGACTACCTACATAGTCAATATCAACAACAACAGAGTTTGCACTACTTAAATCAGAGTTTTCAATCAATACACGTTTTCCTGCTTCTTTAGCATCTAAGAAGCGTTTACGTACAGATTGTAAAGAAGTAGGCGTACGAACCTCTGTAGTTGCTGTTCCTTGTTGAAACATTTCTAGGGCTTCTAGTACGGTGTTAACTGGTGTAGTTTTACGCAATTAGGTTTCCTCCATCTCTTATAAAAAGGGGCATAACGCCCCTTACTTAATTTGGTCTAATAGGTCTGAAACATCTGTTGCAGATACAGGAGCTGTTTGCTCTTCTACAGGTTGTGCTTCTTCTTTATGAGTTTCCATGTAATCTTTAACGTATTTATATAATGGTATTTGACAAATATCAATCTCTTCATTTTTATAAGGTGCATACCCATTAGGGAAGCTACGAGCCATCATTTTAGCAAATAGTTCATCACGTACAGGTTGCCCTTCTTCTGATTTCAAGAAGTCTACCCAATTCTTTTCAGAATTAAACTTAATTTCTTGACCTGCATCTGTTGTGTAAGCTTTCCATGCACCACCACTAATAAGTCCATATTGCTTATTAGTTGCAAAACATGCACGGTAGATGTTTTCTTCAAGGTCTAAACCTGAATCAGCCATTAAGTACATTTCAGCCTTTTGCTGTGGTCTGGATACTTTAGATTTTAACGTTTTAATACGCATGATATGTCCGATATAGGATTTTTCTTCTACACCAAAGGCGTTTACTTCACTATTTTCAATCTTACTTGCTTTTTGTACTTCTAGTCGTAAGCTAGCCCAGTGGTGAAGTGCATGTCCTCCCGGAGAATCAATACCTCCGAACATACTACCCATCTCATCACGAGCTTGGTTAATTGCAACAAATAATGCTTTTGAGTTAGTCATTAAAGGTGCAATGATTTGTGAGAATTGTGCCATTGCTTTAGCTTTAATCCAATATGTTCCTACAAGGTCGTTAATCTTGTAGCGTTCTCTTGGTATTAAACATAATATTATATATTATACCATGAACTGCTATATGTCACCATATAGTGCAGACTATATCTTATTCCTAGGCGTTACTCTAGGAACCCTACCATTTCCACCTACTTAGGTGTACTCTACTCAGTTATATTGTAGGTGTCCTCTCGACAGCTACTCACTTTTCGATAGTCGTTGCATGTTCTAAACTAACCATTCTTTATGAGAATCTAGCTCACGCCAGTTTCCTTGGTATCTTATACCATAAACCGTTCCCCTAGTTGCATAAGGTAATTCTCTTTTTATCTCAGCAGGTTTTAAACCTTTATTAAGTAATTTGATAATTGCTAATGCCTGTTCTGCTGAAATCTTTGAGAAGTTACTATCCTCACCTTTTTTAGTTGTTTCTATAACATAGTGAGCATGTTCCATTGTTAGTTTAGTTTCACTCATGATTGTCTCACTCCTATTGGCTTTCTACACCCATTATATCACAAATGTAGTTAAGACCTTTCGTGAGATTTCCCATGATAAAGATAGGTCTTCGATACATGTTACCATGTAAAGGAGCTTTATTACAAACCCGGTTGTTGGTTACCTACACCACGTTCAATTTCCTTTTCAGCGGCAGTCTGTGCTACGGAATCCCAGATAATTAAAATAGGTTTACCTGTCTTGTTAATTACTGGTAAGATACGTTGTAGCTCTTCTGCTACCCGTTCTACAGTCATTGTATCCTTAGTACCATCTTTTTTCAAAGCAGGCTCTACCATGAATACATCCCCTGCATCAGGGTCTACTCCCAGTTCAGCTAAACGGTCAGGGTCGGCAGTTCCCTCTACGTCAATCCACAATGTTGGCACCTTCAATAGTTGAGCAATCTTAGTAAGGTGTACTGCAAAAGTAGATTTACCACTAGAGTTCTTTCCGATAACCTCTACCATACGTCCAAATGGAAGTCCTCCGCCTAAGATGTAGTCTAACTGAGGAATCATTGTAGGTAGTCGGTCAGCTACACTAGAAAATTTTGTATCTCTAAAAGAAGTTAAGCCCAATTCTTTTGTTAAATCAATTGTACCTGCTTCTACTGTTTCACTTTGTCTTTTTCTTGCCAAGATTTATTCCTCCTAGTAATGAATTACATATCAAATTTAAATAGAAGAAGGGGCTATTTCAGCCCCCTGTTCCTCTATTACTAACCTTGCATTTGTTGTAGCAAGCTATCAACATCTGGTAAAGTAGTATTTGTAGCTGTTTCTACAGGTGCTACAGGAGCTTGTTGTGGTGGTTCAGGAGTTGCAACTACTGGTTGCTCAGGAACACTTGTTGCTTGCGGTGTTACATCTGGCATTGCTTGCATGTTAAAAGGCATATCAGCATCAGAAATAGTAGATGGGTCAGTTACTGGTGCTTGATTCATTGGCATTTGAAAACCCATAGGGTCTGCAATTGGAGCAGGTTGTACAGGTTGTTGTGGTGCTTGTGCAAATCCACCGTTCATTGTAGGTGCTGTTCCCATATTTGTTTGACCAAATGAAGGGGTACCCATGTTTGTAGCTTGTGGTTGAACAGGAGCTACAGGTTGTTGGTTAAAACCAGTGTTCATTGGTTGCTGTGGTTGTGCCATGTTGTAAGCAGGTTGTTGTGGAGCAGAAGCAAAGCCTTGTCCCATTGCAGGAGCTTGGTAACCTTGTTGTGGTTGTACTTGTTGTCCACCTTGTGCTTGGCTCACAGGTTCAACACCGTTTACTACATCAATAAAGTAATCAATGTACTCTTTATTGTAGCTATATGAAGGTGTAGCTTGATAAGCTAAGTCTTCTAGTTGAGTTTCCCATCCTTGTGGTAAAGCTCCTAGAGGCATGTTACTATAAACATCAACACCATAAGACATTTGACCAGAGCCTTTAGCAGGTTTGCTAATCATGATTGGAAATGCTTCCGCAGATGAGATGAAGCTGTATTGTTTAACAGAATCAGGAACATCAGGGCTAAAGTTTGGTGTTAACATAGTATCAGTTAGTTTAGCATTGATTGCTTGACAAGCTGAATGTGATAGCTTGAATAGACGAATCATTAAGTTTCCTTGCTCGTCAGTTTCATATCGGTATTGATTTGTTTGTGGGTCTTTAATCAATTGGATAACATTAGTCAGATACTTCTTAGTTGGAGTTGCATTTTTGTTCCATTTGTTAGGAACACGGTTTTGTGCATTCCAGTTAATAAGCGCTTGGTCTAATGGGTCTTCTACGTTAGGGAATGCAGATAAGACAGCATTTAATTTTAGTTCTTTACCATTTTGGTTACGAGCTTGTAAAAAGATTTCACGAACCATTTGGTTGTAGTTCTCACCAGAAACACTAGGAGGTAAAATACGAACTAATACGTGATTAGTTTCTTTTGGAATAAATAACTCTTTATGTTTAAGATGATTGGAAGGATAATCTACTTCGGCACGTTCTCCTCGGTTTTGTTGGGCAAGTTGTTGTTTTAATTGTTCTTGAAAGTTCATGTTAATTTCTCCATTCTTTTGTTTTTTATTTTGGTTTCTCGAATTATGTGTTGTTCAACTAGGTTCTAAGGTTATGTGTTTATGTGTTATATGGATTGTTATAACTTGTCCTTTGACCTTTTAGCGGGTCTGGCATAGACACTTTCTGGCTATACTCGAAATCCCTCCGTAAGTCTGCACCATACTGAATCAACATGTCTTTCCTTTGTTCAAAGGCTTTTACTACATATTGCACTTGTCTAACATTAAATGTTAAACTGATTATGTTCTGTCTCAGAGCATAATACTGTTCGTCAAGCATAATCTGTGCTTCTATTTGGTCTTTTGTTGGCTTAGTTACCCCTTGCTCAATCAAAGACTTTCTAGAAGGTTCATACAGTTCTGCTTTACGCTTCTCAGCTTGTAACTCGTAGTTTTCTTGGTACATTCGTAAGCGTTCAAGTAAAGAAGTCCAATACGTGTATTTCGCAGGCTGTTCTAAGAACGCTTGCCGAACACTAAACTCGTTTACCTGTAGTTCCTCTGTAAGGTCAAACACAACAGTTTCACCATTTTCATCGGTAACTCGTATCTTACGAAATTCAAGGTCGTTCACTCGTAAGTCTAGCACACTGTCTTATTCTCCTTTCCGGTATTACAGACATTCCCTAACCTGTCTGCTCTATTATTATAGCACACATTACAAGTTAGGGCAACATCATTTTGTAACTTTTTTTAAATAAACTTGTAAGACTTACACAATTAGTTTGTACTGTTCTATAGAAGCCTTAACTGCATTAATACCGACTTCCATTTGTTCCTCACTAATCATACCTGCGTTCTTGTAGTCTTCGAATTTAGCTTGGTCTTTGTAATACTTAACATACCCTTTGTAAGAAGCAAATTCATTAATTTCATCTGCTTTGTAGTCTACCATGTCATTGTAGTTTTCCCCGATTTCTACATCGGCTACAATAGGAAATCGCATTTGTTCCCCTTTCCAATTAATTGTTAAGAAATCAATCGGTAGGTTTTCCATGATAAAACAAGCTACTTTTGCTACTTCGTCTACTTCTTCACGAGGACAATCAATTACAATGGAGTCATGTACTGTAATAGCAATACGAGACTTCATACCTTTAGTTCTTAGATAATCGTCAATATAAACCAGAGACATGTTTGTTAAGTATGCACCAGTTCCTTGAATAATCGTGTTTACTGACTTACGTAAAGCACCATTAAATGTGTTACGGTCTTTAGAGAACGCATCACGAATCAATCTACGGTGTCCTTGTAAGGTATCTACATACCCGTTTTCTTTAACAAACTCATGTGTTTCATCAATAAAGGATTTAATACGTGGTTTGTTTGCAAAATATTCTTCAAAAATACGTTCAGCTTCTTCTGGTGTTACACCTAGTTTAGGACTGATAGAAAAAGGTGTTTCGCCATAAGCAATCAGTTATACCCTCGGTTTCCCGATATTTATTAGGGGCTTAGACTATATCACACTCCTAGTCGTTACTCTAGGAGCCTTACCATTTCCACCTGTTAAGGTGTACTCTACTCAGTTATATTGTAGGTGTCCTCTCGACAGCTACTCACTTTTCGATAGTCGTTCGGCATTTAATTCATTCAATGGATAGCAGTTTATTTTCCACCGTCCTTTATATAGTGTGCCGTTCTTAATCTTCTTAAAAACAGTACCTGTGCTAGCACCAATACACTTCTCTATTGTAGTCTGTCGCAAACTTGTGTAGGTTGTCTCCCCATCTGTTGCTTTATATACTAAGGGGTACTCAGGCTGTGTACCTACATAGTAAGCAAACCACTCATTGTGAGATTTACGTTTACCTTTAAGAACATTTATCAGACCAGATTCACTCCATGACAGCTCATCGCTAAACCCTCTCTCTTTCATATCTACAAAACTATCAAATTTATAAGTATCACCATACAAGTTGATAGCTATAAATGGTTTTTGATATGAAGGTTTTACTTTTGCATTGTCTTTTGGGGAAACCCACATACAGGTGTCTGGTGTATAGCACATATTTCCTTTAACTTTAATGTCTTTATCTAGCTGTAGTTTTCCATTTAGGAAGTCACTCTCGTTCCACGATTTCAGGTTGGTGACACCATCTATAAATCCCTGTAATGTGTGCCACTCTTTACAGACCGTTACTCCCCTACCTCCATAATTTTTATACTTAGGATTGTTAGGGTTGTAACATCTGCCCATTAAATTATCTTTAACAACTCTTAATCTCTTTCTTGTTTCGTCCATAATTTAAAACTACTTTAGACATTGAATGAATATTTAGCACGGGATTGCCTCTATCCTTTTCAGGACTTAGGTTCTCTTATCAGCTTATTGGTTATTCAGCTATGCCCGTTTAGGTAAATTTAATCGAGTAGCTTACGCTACAAGTCGGCGTTGTTGTTCACCGAAGTTGACACTCTTAGCATTCTTACGCATATCCTTAGATACTTCTGATACAGGTACTTTCCAAACAATAGAAGCGGTTGATTTGTGTAAGTCCTCTCCGTCTAAGAAAGCTTGGGTCATCGCTTCGTCTCCGGCTACTAAAGCTAGAATACGCATTTCTAGAGCTGAGTAGTCGAGCTGTAATAAAGCCCCGTTTTCAAAGCTTGTTTTAAACATACGCTTAATTGGGTACGTATAGTCAAAACGTCTAGGGTCTCCTACTTTAGAAGGAATTTGTTGCATGTTTTATACTTCTACTAAGAGAAAGGGGTGGTGAGCCCCTTGTTTTTTTAACCTTTATACCATGTGTAACCTTTGTAACTGAACTCTGTGTCTTTCGACTTAAACTGTCTACCTAGCGTTGACCGGTTAACTCCAACGAACATAGCCGCCTCATTAATACTAGCGAACCTTGTTGTCACACCCGACTCATCTACACAGTACACACCTACAGTCTTTTGTGTTTCTTGGTGACTTTCATCGACATATGCCCACCGGTAACCTCCTGCGGACTGTCGTCTACCCACACAGACTTCTGAAATCTTACTTCTAAGGGCACCGGTGTGTTCCTCCGTTTCTTTCATCGATGGATATGTTGCGATGATGGCTCCGGTAGCTTTGTCTAGCTGGTTTACTGCTTTCTTCTGCACCTTAGTTAGCTGTTTACGAGCACTTTCTGTATCTAATGTACCTCGCTCTTTGTTAGCTTGAATGTTTTCCGCTACTGTTACCCATCGCAGGTTGCTCGCACAGTTGTTAAGCTTATTCCCGTCAATGTGGTCTACATGCTTACCTTCGGCATAACCTTCACAAAAAGCTTTCGCTACCATGCGGTGCACTAAGGTCTCTCCATTGTTAGGTACTTTAGGGAGCTTTATACGCACGTACCCATTATTCAACCAATCTGTTTTCAGCAACCTTCCCGTAGCCTTGTTTCTGATGTTTCCTTGGTTACTAACTTCGTAGTCCTCATTTGCTTGTAAAGTTTTCCATTGTTCCATTTGTAGTCCTCCTAGTTTATTGGAGAACTCATCACCAGCTTCTCTTAGTAGAAGTATAGGACTATATCATACGGTAGGCGTTACCCTACACGCTTGTGCGCTTCCACACTATTTTTACTAGTGTGTACTCTACTTGCTTCACTGCTTTTACACAGCTTATTATCCCCGTGCTGTCCTCACGACAAACGGTTAAGCTTTCGATAGTCTCTGAACCTTCACCCCTCTAAACGAGTAGGGTGCTTGGTTGCGGATTACTACCAAGATAAGTCTTATTACTATCTCTAGTTCATTACACTAGCCCCATATTTTGTTACCAAAATAGGTTAGTAACTTATCCTCTGTTTTGTAGCGTTCCCGCAGTTCACACAATTTTACAACCCCAACATTACTTAGGGTTATTGGAAGACAGACGGCTCGTTTCCGTGCCCGTTTGACGAAATGACCCATGCACTTTACCATCTTTATTAGAAGCAAGTGCAGGCAATTTCTGAGCAAAGTTGTTCTTCAAGGTGTTTACTTTAGAGTATTCAAGTAGCATTTCTGCTAATTCTTTTGCATCTTCATAATGCGCTGCAATATAGCCCAAAGCATGTTTATCTGTCTTGTAGTCTTCCCAAGTTAATTCATTTTCAGGAACACCATTATCAAAAGGTTTTTCTTTAATGGACTCTTTGTCATAAGGTAATGTTAGACCAAGAATCTTATAAAGAACTTTTCCTTTATGGACAGCAGAGCCGGGATTGAACTTAACTTTGTTTTCCTTATCAGAAATCTTGTATTTATCACGAAGTTTAGCAACCTCTTCGTCTCGTTCTGACTTGGGTTTCTTCCATTCTTCTAGACCTGCTTTATAGAGTGCCATATGCTCTGCTTCTAACTCTTTAACAGCAGGGAACTTACGTAATTCTTCGATAAGACGTTCTTCCTCTTCCGCATATACCTTTTCAAGAACTTTCGCATATTCTTTATCAACGAAGATACCTTCTGCTTCTAGATGAGCAAGTGTTCGTGTAAGTTTAGGATAGAAGTCTGTCCAAAGAGCTAGAATCTTTTCATGAGGAGCAATTCGTTGGTATAGTACGTTATAAATACGTAAGCAACAATCTGTATCTCCACTTGCGTATGGGTGCATAATTTCTAATGGAATCCAATCATAGTTAAAGTCTCCACCATCAATTTCATTCACAGTTTTAACTTCTGTCTTAGAAGGAACAACTACCTTTTCTTTTACAGGTTTCAAAATTGATTTAGTAGACTTACCTAATTTCTTAGCTTTTGCCACTTCTTCTTTATATTTAGCCTGTGCTAGTTTGTATTCCTTCTCTACACGTGCTTTCTCAGAAGCTTTCAGCTCGTCAATTTCAGCTTTCTTACGAGCAATGTAGTCTTCCTTGTACTTCTTCTTATAGTCTTCTAACGGGTTGTCATAACCGCCCATATCAGTTAATTCATAAGCAAGGTCTGACAAACGTTTAGAGCTTTCAATTTTCTGTGCTACGATTAAGTAATACCCAATCAATGTATCACGGTTATTCTCAAAATAAGCAAACCCTTTTGTGTTCATTAAGAAACGAATATCAAATTGCACTGTACCCTCTAGTTTCCTAAAGGAGTGGACTATACCTTAGTACACCTGTGGTAATTCAGTAGGTTTGCTTGCAGGTACCTACTCAGATATACCTCCCTCATTTAAGTGGTGTCTATTTTCATGACAATTTTTACAAATCCAATCTACATCTAAGGGCTTGTTGTAATCTTTATGGTGTGCCTCTAGCTGAGTGCTTCTACCACAATCCATACAGGTTTCTGGCTTAATTAGCTTACCATCTCTAATTGCGTGGTTAACTACTGCTCGTGCTTTCTGCTTAAGTTTACCGTGTTCTGATTCTCGATAACGTCTTGAAGCTTCTAGCCGAGCTTTACGCCCTTCCTCTGTTTTACTGTACTCTCTTTGTAGTTGTCTAATCTTTTCCTTATCTTTTTGATAACGTGCTCTGTCATAACCAGTAGTATCTCTATACTTCTTGTTTTGAGCTAGAGTACACACTTTGCACTTACCATTGATATAGGTTTTGCCATATTTTTTATATGTGTAGTATTGGTCTAAATCCTTTTCTTTTCCACATACTTTGCATTTCTTCATAGTATCACAACCTTTCTGTCATGATACACCACTTCTCACCTTGTCCTGCAAGGACTCGGCTCAGTCTCTACACCCCATCTAACGTCACCGTTAATGTAGGCTCGATATTGGCATAGGATTTCTCCCTTAGCGTTCACCGATATGAGAGGGATTTTACAACACCCATGTTGTTAAATGTTGTGTCCTACCTTTGGTTGCTTTGCATCAGCTACAAAAGCTTGTAAATAATTGTATACAATAGCTAGTTCTTCTTCATTCCAAGGGGATTCATGATGTTCTAAGGGAATCGTAACACCTTGACCTTCTTCCCAACTAAGAGACATAACTAATGGTTTCGCACCCAATACATCTCCACGTAGACTGTTTGTTTCCAAGTCCCATGCAGTAAGAGGTTTAAACCGAGACAAGAACTCAAAGATTTGTTTCACTCGTTCAATTGTCATAACAAGCTCATATTCGACTTTCTTTGGCTCGAATGCTTGGGCACCCTCTGCAATAAAACGAGATAAAGTAGAAATGTCTGCTTTTACCAAGTTCTCAATATTAGGATTCATTGACAAGTATTCCATACTAAACATTGGTAAAATCCATGTATCAAAAAACTCTCCTGTCTCTTCATCAGTAATTGTTTTTTGTACAGGAACACCACGTGCTTTCGTAATAGAAGTACTATTCAATAAGTTCTTACATCCCATTCCTCCCATAGGAATAATGATGTCTGGTTTTGTTTTCATTAATCGTTTTAATAAACGTTTTTCAGGTTCTTTTCGGAGTTTTAATACAGGCTCCTTGTATTTAATAACTTTACCTGTTTTATTATTTACCTTCTGTGGTTCAGGAATTAGGTCATAATCGTAGTCAATCATGTAATCACGACCTGTTAGACCTATGTCGTTAAGTAAACTTGTAAGCTTTTTACCCATGTCAGTACGTTTATAGTCTACATATTGTCCATTCTGACTGTTATGTACATGGGTCTCTCTGATATAATCTTGTAAGAACAGTATTTTCAAGCTCTCTTCCCCCTTCTGTAATTCTACTATTTCAGTATAGCATTTTTGTAAGGTATGTCAAGGGCAAAAAAAAAAGAGAATGACTAATCATTCTCTTCATTGTAAGTATCTATAGCTTCTTTCAACCTAGAAAGTGGCACAAACTTAACTACATATTTTTCTGGTTGAATAAACGTCTTCTTAGAAATGCCATCCCATGCGACCTTCTCAGGTTTTTTCTTAATATTCAATTTCCATAATTTATGGTTTTTAATTGATATTCCTTGTGAAATTGCTTGTGTGATAACCTCATCTTCCATTTGTAAGATAGCTAACACGTCTTTCATACGATAACCTGTATATTGAGAGATGGCACGTGCAATATCAGTCCGGTTCATTGTTTTATCTTTACTCATCGGACTTCTCCTTTCGTTGGAGAGCACGTTCTCTATTGACGTTTCTTTTATTTTTTTCTTTTTGTACATAGTAATCGACATTGGCAAAATCCTCATCACTATCACAAACAATCCAAATGTTCATAGCCCAGATGGATAGTGAGGTCTGGACATATTTAAAGAATTGATATTTATATTTTGCTTTAACCTCATAATGGTCTCCAACCTTATGATAATAACGTCTATGTCTATCAGATATTTCTGATTCTGACAGCCACGGAAATGAAATTTGTACTTTGTCTACACTTGTTTTTAAGGGGTGTAAAGCAAATAAAACGTCATAAGGACTAACATCTGGAATAACTACTGGACAATCAATGGTTACAGGACAAGCCGTAAATGCTAGCTGAATATTTTCAATCTCTCTATTTTCATATTTAGGTTTTGTTGGATAAATTACTTCACTTGTTAGGTTTTTAGCAATCTGTTCAATAACATAATAAGGTACAATTGTATCTGTATAGTAAGAAACAGAACCTGCATGTTTGAATAATTTCTGTATCAATGTATCATTTGTATATTTTTCTTGGTATAGGAGATAGGATTTTTCATTCTTCATGTTCATTGTCCACACTGGTGTGACAACCGATACTTCGCTTAGTTCATCCATCTCTTTCTCAATTTCTTTTTCATTTAACCGATTCACTTTAATTTTATTTGCAATGTCTTCACGTTTCATTAAGTTTATATTAAAGTGTCGGTCGGTATTATAGATATTTAACCGCTTTACTCGAGGTGTGCTACTCATAATTAAACTCCTTTTGCTATTTAGTTTTCCTATCTCTATTATAACATAACTGACAGGAACGCCTTACAAGCAAAAGGAGTAAAACTTTGTACTATCTAGTAGTAACTATGCAATTTTAAGAGCCTTAAGGTCACGCTCAACAAGATTTAATATTCGGAACACAGGAGTACCTTCCGTATCATCCAACATGTACATAATGGATTTAAAGAATGGTTGCTGTTCTTCACGATAGCCTTTTGCAGTATCTTGAATGAAGGCTTCCATGTCAAAAGTAGGAATAGAGCACGTAGTTTTACTTACGCTTGCAGTAATATCTGACTGACTGCGGTGCAAGTACCAGTGAGCTTTATTTAAGTCTTCTTCCTCTTTTCCTTTATACGGTGCACGACAAACATATTTAATCACATTACCTAATGAATAACGAATTGATGGGGGATACTTAGAAGTTAGGTATTCAATAACGTCAATTACTTCTGTACCTCCCTGTGTATAGTGTTTTGGATGATTTACATTGCTTGATTCAATCATTTAGATGCTCCTCTCATTTTTTCCAAATTGGAAATAACCACTTCTTGCAGGTCAGGCTCTACCGCATCCCAACCCTCGTTATTGGCTGTTAAAAGTAATCCTGCGGGTAGATATTCGAGAACAACGTCTACCATCGCAGGAGTGACTTCTAATCGGTCAATCGTTAATCGGTTCAGTATCTTCTGAATGACTTGGTTGATTGTCATTAGATGCCTCAATTGCTTCTTTTAAGTCTGTAGATGCTTTTTTAAAGAACTCTGATACTTCTTTACTCAATTCATCTACGTTTACGTCAGCTTCGTTTTCCGGTAGTGAAAAGTCCTCAATGATATACGCTGTTTCTAAGCTATATAAACGAGGCTTAATTTCAGAAGTGAGCGTATCAATTACATACCGTTCCTCTTGACCTGTCCAATCCTCTACAAAATCAATAGAGATACTGGATACTTGTTCTTTTAAATCAGGAACACGTAAGTAAGAATAGTAAGTTTTAATAGCTTCTGGAAAGTTTTTTTCTGTCATTATTTTTCTCCTTCTAAATAGGAATTAACAAGTAAGTCCAAAGACTCTTCAACATCAAGTTGTTTTGCTTCTTCCATCTTTTTTGTTTCTCGGACAAGACCAGATTTTTGCCAATCATACTCTTTTGGGTTAAAATAATGGAGTAGATGTCCGTCCCCTTGGCTCTTGCGAGGTTTAAAGCTTGTAATAGCTTCTAACACAGTAGTAAATGTTTTATAACAATGGGTATCTTTATACTCGTCTACATACTCTACATTAGAGACCATAAGAGGGTAACCACGGTCTTCAATTTCTTTGATGAGGTCTTCGTTGTAAGCCATCATCACAAAAGTTTTAGCACGATTACGGGTAAAGATAAGCATAGGAATCTTACCAGATTCTTTAGCATCACCAACAACCTGTGCCCACCAATTTTTTATTTCTTTATTATTGAGAAATAAGTTCTCTATAGTCCATTCTTCACGGTTTTTACATTCAACAACGAAAGGAAATCCTGCCTCTATAGGAGCTACAATATCTCCAACAACATTGTTATCTCCTCTCCAATGTAAGCCACCAGAAGCGGGGTGAGCGATGGAAATCATGCCCCCACCATTTTGATAGCTCTTTTGCTGTGGCTAGTTCAAACCGGTTTCCTTTATTTTTACTACGTCTTCCAACTGCACTGTAATCTGTCATCGCTTTTTCACCGACCTTTCAATTTTAGATAAGAATTCAGATGTTTTTTCCTGTATTTTATATTCGTTAGTCCCATATTTAATTCGTAATAAAGGGATACCGTGTTTATCGCAATAGTTTGTCTTAATATTGTCCAAACGTTTACGCTCAAGCAATCGCTTTTCTCCCCTGAAGTAGCCTCCAGTATCTTTATAATGTTGTCTGCCATCATATTCAATAACTCCAACTACTTGGTCACTGTCATTTAATATAGCAAAATCAAATGGTAGTGGTTTTTTATTACGACAGTCATTAAATCTGTATTCTCGTTCATAGTTAACACTAGCCTCAGTTAAATATCGGTCAACCACTAACTCCCCAAAAGACTTTATCTCGCAGAAGTCGCAACATACTACTTTCGTTCTAAGTATCAATTTTGGGATTCGTTTAAAAGTTCGTCCACAGCTAAGATGCTTTATTTCAACAGGTGTATTTTGGTTCACATAAGAAGTTATTAATTCGTAATCAGTGAACATCTTTGAGAATTGCTCCTTAAAGCGCTCTGCGGGCTTTCTTGTCTTTATTGAACGTTTGACTATAGCACATGCGGGACATCTACGCTCTGCATGTATGAACTTATATGGGGTCACTGAATACTCGTATCCACAGACATTGTGTCTACAACGAATTTTAGTATCGGTTCCTTGATAATCCTCTAAAAACGTGTACTCAGTGCCTACCCTTTCAGCTACTTCTGTATCAAATTCTTGTTGAGTCTTTTGCCTCGTGAAACGCACCCGCTTCTTAGTACATAGAGGACAACGAGTGCCACTATTTAAAAAATGCCGAGTGTTAACCTTCCACTCGTGTCCACAGGGGTTATGCCTACAGAGCAGTTTACAGGTTTTGCTATAACTTATAAATGGTTCCAAAAATGTGTATTCATCCCCTACAAGAGAAAATACTTTCTCTTCGAAAGAGTTTGAATCAGTCATGGCTACTCTCTCCACCCTGTTCTTTTTTAATTATGTCTAGTCTATGTTTTATTAACTGTGTATAGCTATCACCTATAACAAAACTAAAGGATAACTTGTATTTGTCAACAAGACTAGCTAAAAAAGAAGGGAGTTCATTAGGAATAACATCGAGTAAAGAAGCTACCGCAGAGTACTCTACATATCCATAATAGTACAAGGTTATACTGTCCTGTATACTTGCCTGTTCTGCCTTCAAATGTCTAATAAAGTCTAAGAGCGCAAACATATCTCGTACATCTTTTGAGTCTTTAATTTCTACTAATTTATTAAATTCATGTAAAGATAGATAAACATCAGATAAATCTCCGTCAATAAAGGAATATTTACAAGCAGAAATACATAAAATATAATTAGTAGAATCAACAGAATAAATAACTTCGCACGGGTTGTCTTTTAACAACACTAAACTAGTGCAAGGTGCTGAGTATTTGTCTAAATAGACTGGTTTTCTATCTTTCAAAGAAGCATTGACCAAAGTAGCTATTCCTTCTAATACATCTTTGGAATCCCCTGTACTAGCATTCAGTCCTCCATCAGCATTCAAGGCATTTAGTTTACTTAGTTCACTTAGTACGTCCATATTACTCACCCTTTTGTAGTTTTTCAGCTAGCTCTTCTTGTAACTTTTTAATTTCTTCCTGTGCTTGCTTCAATTCAACTTCGTATTCGGCTTTCGCTTCATTACGCATTTTATCTGTTACGCCCAATTTATTAAATAATTTTTCATTAACAGAGTTTTGTTCAATTAAAGCAGTGATGTACCCATCATTACGTCTTGACATGAAATCTACAACAGTAGCTACGTCCCCTAAGCTAATATCACGTTTACTTAAACGTTCTAACTGTTTTGCATGGTTTTTATCATGAACATGTCCTGTAGCTAAATACTCTGTCCATGTTCTCATATCTTCCTCAGAAATAAATCCTACACGTTTTGTTTTTTTACTCATTAATGTCGTCCTCCATAAGTTCATTTATATTATTAAACTCAGTAAGAATAGCTTTTTCAGTATCTTCTGAGATAATTTTTTGTTCTCTTAATGTTTTTAGTACAAGACCAAACTTAGCTTCCTGTGCTTGAAATGCTTCTTCAATAGCAAGTGTAGTAACCTGTGCTACAGTAGCTAAAGCATCCTCAAACTCAGCATAGGTAACTAGTTTTGAACCATCGCTTTTAACAAGCTTTTCTACCTCAACAGTTTCACCTTTTGCATAGTGCTCTTGCATTTTATTGAAATACTCAGCAAATTCCATTCTTATACGCCTCCAACAGGTGTTCCGCATCTGACAGTATTTCAATTTCTCTCCAATCGAATGTATTTGCCCATAGGTCTGTACGACCACCGGTAATCAGGTTTAAGACCTCAATTCGTTCTGACCAGATACGTTCAATGACCCCGACAGCTTCGGAATAAACATCTACTACTTCTGCACCTACTTGCTTAGGACTGTTAACTCTAAAGCCAATAACCTGTCCTACTTTAAGTACGTCAGTGTTTACAAGGGCAACTGTATGAGTTTCTGTAAGTTTTACACTTGGTGATTTTTTCATTGTCTACTCTCCTAGTATAACACGAAATGAACATTTATCTGCACTAATTCGTGTAAAATTTTCAATTTTATCTTCTTTGTATGTCAAAGTTATTAGTTGTTCTAACTTGTCATCAGGGGTGTCTACATAAAAGTCTCGTAAGGTAACTGTTACATCACAGCCACGCTCACGAGTACCAATAGAAGCACTTCCTACAAGATAAAGAAATGGCATCTTTAAATCTGGTATACGACTAGCCATTATTTAATACCAGACGAACCATATGCACCTTCACCACGTTCTGTTTCGTCTAATTCGTCTACTTCAACAAAATTAGTAGCGTAACGTGGAAGCAAGAATGCTTGACATAAACGAGTACCCTTTGGAATAAAGATAGTTCCTGCGACAACATAGGTTTTAGAAATACCAGTAAGTATGTTTTCATAGATTAAATCTAGCTCATTACCTAATTTAGTTAGCTGTTCTTCGTAAAGCTTATCAAATTCTGGATAGCTTTCACGTACTTCTTTAACTGGTTTTCCTACAAGCTTACCGTCTTCGGTAATAACTAAAACACGAGTAGCGTTAGTATATTCTCCAAATTGTAAAGAGAAAGTATTCTTAAGAGGTAGTCCGACATCCCCACGGTATTCTCCTTCAACAACACCTTGTGTATTACCTAGAGTTAACGGGTATTTCATCATGCCACCACGTGGGTTGATAAACAGACCATACAAATTAGGGTCAAAAGCTGTTCTAATTCCTGTAGTAACTACTGTTGCTCCCAGTCTTCCCGGTAAAATTACAGCATCCTTATCTGTAAACAAGTCGTGTGCTACATCAGCTTCTCGTCCTCGTTTTGGGGCAATAGCTCCCTCACTCTTAGTAAACTTAACTACTGGATTCAATTCATTAGTCTCCTTTATTTCTTTGATTTTATAAAACATGTGGTGAAACCCATAGTCCAATGTAGTTACACCATCTACTGTCCACATACGAACATATGGTGGCTTGTATTCATTCTGTGTCCACCAATCATAGATGGACTGAACAGCTTTATCTAGTGTTCCAAATACACCATGTGTTTTGTCTACCCCTAATTGGTGATGTACCCAATGTACTTCATATTTAATATTACTCATACGTACCTCCTATAGCATCAGTTTGATTATACCTACACCGTCTGCCTTTACAGAATGGTTCTTAATAATTTCCCAAGCACTCTCTTTACCAATACTGTTCGGGTCTTTGTCTGTAGGGCTTATAACAATATAAGTCTCTTTATGGCGTTCATACAAACGCTCTGCAAGTTTTTTTATCTCATTCTTTGCATCCTTATCTAGATACACATAAATTGGTTGCTCAGGAGTAACACTTTTAAGTATTAAATTAATCTGCGCATCTGTAACCTGTTTACCAAATGTACCTACACCAGATTCTCCTAAAGTTAGTGCATCAGGAACCCCCTCAGTAATGACTACTTGTGGAGTTTTACACGCAATGTTAAGGTTGAATATAGTATTCTTCTTGGAGTACTCTCCATCCTTACTAGGTGCATTAAAGGACTTTATATAGCTATCAGCAATCGCACGTGTATTCCAATACTGATACTGTCCATCGTCACCATGTGTAAGGAATACTAAATGGTTCTTCAACCTAATCTGTCTTCCTGATGGAAGATTGACTGTGCTATCCAGTACATACCCAATATTGTGTCGGATAATATCATTTAAAGTAAAACCTCGTTTATGACAGTAAACTAAAAATGGGTAAGCTTCCGGATTGTACAGATTTTGAGATAATAGTTGAAATCCTTGTGGTAAAGGAGGAGGCGTGAGTTTTTCGTCTTCCCCCTCTTCTATCGTCTTAGGTTTCCCTACAGTATCAAGTAGTAACAATAGATACTCTTCATCCGTTAATGAGTCATCTTTTGGAATGTAGTTCTTATTCTGGAATCTATAACCATAACCCTCTAGAATCTCTAATGCTTCTTCAAAAGATACACCAAAGTACTCCATTACAAATGATACAGGGTTACCTTTACGACCACACTTAAAACAAATCCACAATCCATTCGTATTATCATCACTAACCTTGACATATAATTTATAGTCATGATTTGGTTCACAGAACGGACAGTTATATCGCAATTCATGTTCAATGTCTTTTGGTATGCCTAGTTCATTTGTTAGAAGGTCTGAGAACATTTCCTACACTACTTTCTTCATTAGATTTAACATTGTATAAACTTCTCCGAAGTTTGCATATAACTCTTCGACATGTTGGGGTAATAAGCTTAATACATGTGAAGCTTTTCCCTCTCGGTCTAACTGCATGTATTCTTTAATTTCCTGATGTACTGCCTTCAATTCTTCTGAATCAGGGGCTTCTTTTTCCAAAGTGCCAACTCGAACAATCAAGTCTTTTTCTACTTGTTTTTCTTGAACTGTGTACAACATGTCTAAGATGTCCTGTACACGTTCAATACTATTGTTTATGTCTTCTAGAGTGTAATTCTCTTTGTTAGGAGTTACAATGTCATAGTTTTCTGCAAAGCTGAATAACTTCTTGTTGTCATTAGCTACTTCTTGATTATACCAAGTATTTGTAATAAAGCAAGCAGTTTTTGACTTTACACGTTTTTTTGTTGGTGGTACATTGTAACGTAACGGAAGTTTACCATTCTTTTCAACCATTACAATATACATTTTATCACGTGTGTCACTGTATTTATAATCATATCTTGGGCAACATGGGTACCAATCAAACAAAGTATCAAGCGGAAAATCTAAACGTTTCGTATAACCTACATTTGTTGGGACAAGAATAGCCCCCTCGTTACGCTCTTTATTTACTGAATATAATTTCATGTAATTACCATCCTTATTTCTTTTCAATTAAGAAGGAGCTACCTTCTATTTTTTGCATAGTAACTACATTTTCGAACAACGGTTTTAGGTTCTCTGAGTGTGTAATAACAAAGATACTGCTAATGTTTTTCTGTCTTTCTTTCAAAATCTTAATCACATTTTCACAGCCGATAGAATCTAAGCCATCAAAACATTCATCGTATAAGCCTAGGTTCACAGCAATGTTTGCTTTTGATTGTACCAAGTCTTGGATGGCAAAAGAAATAGCTAAATCAATTCTCTTCTTCTCACCCTCAGAGTTTGCTTGGTAGGTGTCTCCACCAGAACCATTGACTACCTCTAAATCAAACTTATCTTTTAGACTTCCGTCTGCATTTTCTGTCTGTGTACTAAATCTAATTTCAATGTCAGAGCCTGACAAAGTAGACAAATAATGGTTAGCTCGTTCGTTTAAGAATGGTGTTACTAGGTCTAACACTTCCGAACGAATCCCTTTATTTGAGAAGACTTCTACCGATAAAATATGGTATTGTCTTGCTTCTTGTTCTGCTAATTCTTTTCGTTTAGTAATGTCTTCCATTTCTGCTTTAATACGAGCTTCCGCTTCCGTGTCATATTCTGGTTTTGGAATGCCCTCTAAGTGAGCTATGGCTCCTGATAGATTAGTTACACTGTTCTTTGTAAGTGCTACAGCATTTTCAGCCGTACGTAAACGATTGTTTAATTCATTAATAGCTGACTGTATATTGCGTTGTTTTGTAACAACTTCATTAACTTCTTGCTGTATCCTTGCCTGTTTTTCTTTAGCTTTCCGCTCCAAATCAGAGTAAGCAACAATTGCTGAATCTAATTGTGTAATGAAAGCTTGTTTCTCCTGAATTTCTTGTTGCAATCGTAACATCTCTTTTTGCCGATGTTCCGCATCTAGAGGTGCACCACATAACTGACAATTTGTAGCTTGCTCAGTGTTACTCAAATCTACTTGTGCTTTATTAATAGCTTGTTGTGTAGTAGTTTTTGCTTGATTTAATTTAAACAGATTAGCCTGCTGTTCTCGCAATTCCTCTGATATTGCAAAGCTATCTTCTGGGACTGCGCAAGCTTCCAATTCTTTAGTTAGTTGTTCAATCTTTGGTGTTATTTCTTGTTCCATTTTAGTGAGCATGTCTTCTGCCTCGGTATATTTTAATCTGGCTTCTTCATACTCTTGTTTTCGAGCAACAATCATTCTTTCTGTATTAGCGTATTGCTCTAATGCACTAGAATAAACTTGTTTTAAAGTTTCTATCTCAGCTACCTTAGTCATGTGCTGTCTACCAAGTTCTTCTACTAAAGCATTAGCTTCTTTTTCTTTTTCTTTTGCTACATCCTGTGCATATCGGTATACACCAATATCAGCCAGATTTTCTAATATTTGCTTCTTACCTTTATCTGTAGCAGTAGCAAATATTTCTACGTTTCCTTGTCCGTACATGATGCTATTTGCATATGTAAGGTAATCAATCCCGAAGATGTCTAAGATTTTTTTGTCTGTATCGGCTACAGATTTTTGTGTTAAATCAGTATCTCCTTGAAATAACTTCGTTGTATTTTTAAATTTACTATGTTTACGATAACGTTCAATTCTATATGGAATGCCGTCTTTTTCAAACTCTAAAATAACAGACATGTTCTTTTTGACCTGTCTGTTAATTACAGCATCCGCTTTTAAACCACTAGGTGTAGTGCCATATAGTGCATAAGTGACAGTTGAAAGCAACGTACTTTTACCTGAACCATTACTCTGAAACGTTTCGTTCGTGTCATTAATTCCCTCGATTAAGACAAGCCCTCGATTATCTAAGTCGATAGATACTTCTCCAATAGAGAGATAGTTCTTTGCGCTTACACGTTTAAACTTTAACATTTTTACCTCCTGTAAGTATATGTCTGTTACTAACATAAGTATACATTACAAACACTTACATGTCAAGGGTGTATGCCAAAAAAGCCCAGAATTTTCTGGGCTTAAACTATCTATTTATTTATTTATACCTCTGTTGCAATACGTAAACATTCTAACGCCTTTTCCTGTAAGTCAGGATACTTCTTATCAGTGAATGCTCGTACAACTTCTTCTGGGGTAGAACCTGCTGTAATCTCAATACGTGGAGGTACATAATAATCTTTCTGTACCTTGATACGTAGATTAGACAAGTCGTTGTCTTCTTTGAGCTTTTTAACAGCTTCTGTCTCGGTAACATTACCAACAAACTGAATAAATGCTCCGCTTAAATCTTCTGGTACTGTATCTGCTGTTACAGTCATAAATGGGGTATAGTTTGCTTTGACAAATTTCATACTCCATTCTTTACCATCTAAGGTAATATCCATAAAGCCTTTAGCTTGACCTTCATCAGCAAAAGAAGTCTGTAAGGTGTTACCTACATAAAATACATTAGATAGCCCACCTAAGAATTGTCGTTTATGATAGTGACCAAGCGTAACAATATCAAAATTGTCAGGATACAAGTCAGCTACTTTGAATGCTCCACTAAGTGTATGGGAATACTGTCCAGTAGAAGAACCATCAACACCGATATGGGCGCAAAGGATATTGATTGTGTTAGGGTCTAGCTTTTTAGCTTCCTCTGCAATCCATTCCTTCATTTCATCTACTTCTTCCCCGTAACTCACTCCATAAAGCGTGTATTCGTCCCGTACAAGCTTTTCCATTGTAGAGATGACAGTTACATTAGGTAAAGCATTAAACGCTTCTAAGGCGCTGTCAGAGGCTAGAGCGTTCGTTACCTTATCATGATTACCACTAACCATGATGATTGGCACATCTGGATATGAACTAAATACCTCGAACATCATGTTGAATATTCTGACATCAATAGAAACCCGTTTATGAAACAGGTCTCCATTAAATAAAACATCCCCTTTAACCTCACGAGCGTAATTCATTAAGTCTTCGAGAACCTTTATTTGTTCTTTTGCTCGGTCAGTAACATAAACAGCATCTGGCTTAGAGAAGTCCTTAAAAAAGTGCATATGAAAATCAGAAAAGTTAATAATATGTTTCATTATTTTAGACCTCCTGCTAGCTGTGCATTTAAGCTGTTAATTTTACTTTGAGCATCCTTTGGTGTAAAATTGTTTTCCTTCTTGTAGTTATCTCTGGCTACTTCCATTGTTTGTTCTAACAAGTTCGCATGAGCCATTCGTTCTTCTTGGGTTTCATCACGAATTGTCATTGTTTCGGGGATAACTTTAAAGTACAACATTTTATCATATGCTACACCACTATTATTACGTAACTTATCTACGTAAGCACGAATAAACCCACTTTGGAACTCTTCTGGTGTTTGGTTAAGTGTGAAGATTAATTCTACCGCATTCATTTTACGTTTTGAACCCTCAATTGCTCCGGCATTCTTCACTTCTTGTCCATAACTAGCACGGTTTAACTGGGATAAAGTCCAACAAACAAAATCATATTCTTGGGCAATTGAACGAATATCTTCGTATAGTTTACCGCCCGCATCTGACTCTCCATTACCACCACTTGAATGCGGGTTCTTCATCAAATCAGGATAGTCAATGATAACTACGTCAATTTGTTGTCCTTTACGAATCATTACATCAGAAATCAGTTGGGACAAACCGCTAGGAGTTAATTCTTGGGGTTTATACTTACGAATCCATAGGTTTCCCCAGTTTAATTGTTCTTTACCTGCACCATAAGCTTGTTGAATTTGGTCATATAATTGTTCGTTTAACTCCCCATCAACTAGGATACTGTTCTTACTTTGTTGAGATAGAAGCTGCTCAAAACGAACAATCATACGGTCAATTTTTTCCTCTAAAGGAATGTATAACACGTTTAAACCTCGTACAACATAATTTCTAGCTTGGTTTACCGCCCAAGTAGTGTTGTGCGTTGCTACGTAGTTTCTAGTTAAAAATAGCTTGTTTGGTGAAGTCACGCTAATACATGTCATAGACTCCACTCTATTTGTTTCCACAATACTTGTAATAGTTCTTCTTGCCCAAGCTTGCCCTTTCTTCCACCGAGCTTCATGTTTGCTTGTTGTGTGAATTTTAGGCAATGATTCACTTGTTTTTATAGATATAACCCAACAAGACTTACCTACACGTTGTTCTCCTTTATAGCTGTAATTAGGTGAAACTTTTTGAGATACCTTAGCAGTCATCCCAAGCCCGCTAACAAGTTCTACTACATCGTCCTTTAATTGATTAGACGTTGTGTAGTACACATAAGAAGAGCCTCTTGTATACCCGTCCGTATCAATTAGTCCAGTTAACAATTCTAATCTTTGTTTTACAGAACCTCTTAAATAGTCCTGTGGGATAAACTTAGTATCTGAGTGTACACCTCGTAAACCGAGTTGAGATAGTTTATCATTAAATGCCTGTGCTTGGAGATAGCTGTCTATACCCGATACGGAATACTCATTAGGTTTGCTTCCTTTATTTGATAGGCATACACCATAATCTTCCAGTAACTTGTTCACTTTGTCTACTAGGTCTCTTTCACTATTAGTGAATGTAAGAGAGCCTGATTTTGCACTAAGTCCACCATCTCCAAGTAGTGCGCCAATAAGATAAGGGTGTAACGCAACATCCTTATGCTCATAAGGAACTGCCTGTGCCATAGGAATATAAATATTTTGCCCACCATTACTTTTAAGAGGTACAGTATCAATTATCTCCCGTAATGTTTTACTTACCCATTTATTTTTGTTGGAACCACGCATAGCTTTGGTTTGATATGTCCATATATGTTCATCGTTGCACTCTACAGTTGTACCATCGGAAAAAGTTACTTGATAAACTTTCTGTTTCCCTTGTGGAAATACACCTGCTACCTGATATACTTTACCATCTGTTCCAAATACCTCGTCACCAATAGCTAAATCTTTAATAGCGATGTCCCCATTAGGAGTTTTTACAGGCTCGGTATCTAATAATGCCTTACCACCACCTGTAGGTGCAATAACCATACCAACCTCACCACGAGCTAAACCACCATCAGAGATAGCATCAATAGCCATGAAACCTGTTGGATATTTGTTTTGTTGTAAATTACGTAGATGTTCTTTTTTCTTATCAATATCAGCAAAGAAATCTAAAAGTTCTGCTCCATGTCCGCCTGTGTCGATTGTCATGATTCCACGCAAAGACTCCATAAGGCTCTGAATGTTTTGGTCAGAACCTAATGCGCCATCATTCGTTACAGCTTCCATGATAGCTTCACGTGTTAGAGTCTTACGCACATAGTTCTGAACACTTTCACTAATTGCTTCCGAATCTGTTTCTGCTTCCTCTAATTTGTAAAGGTCACTTACTAAGTTAAAAGCAACTTGCTGTGCTTCTAAACTTTTATTTTGTTTCAACATTTTGTCTTCCACAAGGGTTAACAACGTTTGTTCCTCTAGTGGAGCATCGTGTGTACGATAATAAAGATTTAAGGTGGATACAATCATGTCGTATCCATCCTCTTTAAAATCTTCAATTGGTAATCGACTAAAAACATCCTTTGCGAACAAAGGTTCACTAATGGCTTTATAAATGGTTTGTTTATGAATTTGACTCATTCTGCTTTTCTCCCTACCCCTCGTCAGTCACAACCATACTCATCATGGTTGCATCTTTGTCTTGAATATATCGGTCTTTGGCTAACTCATCCGAATCAATAAATTTATCGTAGATACGTTCAATATCTAACATACCAAAAGTATCTAACGGAACTTTTTCTTCACCGAATTTTTGTAAGGCGCTTCCTAGCTTACCTGCCGGAACTCCTAGACCCTTACAATCTGCGATTAATCGCATTGTGCTAAAGAAAGTATCGTTAGCATTGTAAGAGAAATCAATTGTTCGACCACGTTCCGTGAAACTGTTGTATTCATCATCGTTAACATCTGTAACCTTGTACATATTACCAATATAAGTGTAATACATCTCTTTGTCAAGACCTTTTAGGGTCGCAACTGAATTAACAGCGCTAATTTGTAATGGGAAAGCTAAAGCATAGATAGTACTGCTCAATGAGTTCTTACGTGAATATAGCAATACTTGCTCTTTTAAGAAATCTCTGATTAATTGTTGGTCTTCATCTGCTAAATCACTTTCTGAAAGAGCATTTAAAGTAGTGTTGTAGTAACCTAACAAGGTTGCTTGTTTCACTGATTGTTGTGCACCACTAGCTAATTCATCCAGTAAGTAGTTGAAAGTATCTCTCGTTGTTCTATCTAATTCGTACGCAGTACGTAGCGCTACAATAATCTCGTATTTAGCTCCTTTATACGGAACGGAACTACTACTCATACCGAATAAGTTAAAGCTATTACGCATTTTACGATAAAACATTACATTGTCAGAATAAGCTTTACGAGCTTCTTCACACAGTAAAGTGTTTACATAAGGAATAGCCCCTACACGAGCTTTACCAATGTCAGCTAAATGCTCTGCACGCTCAAATTGAACAGTTAGATAAGATAATGGGTTAATATTATTCTCATTACAGTACCTAGCTACTTCAACAAATTTGTTGTACTGTGGGGTTCCTACAAAACGAGCAGGTAACACGTTGTATGATTTAGCTTTGTTCATACTACGTAAACCTTCCTCTGATTTTTTCACGTCAATATCTTTGAAGAACTCATATCTATTCTTTGGGAAAATAACTGCATAAGCATTGTACATTTGTGCAATTAAATACCCTTGGAAATACAAACGAGGTTCTTCGAAATTATCAAAAAAGTCTCTATCCAAGAAGGTACGTTCAAGTAAGTCGTTTAAGCGTTCTTCAAAGCTTTTTTGCTTTTGTTCTAAAATGCGAGCTTCTGCAATCTCTAATTTTGTACGGTACCGTCTTTTAGGTTTCGGAGTTGGTGCTTTTGGGAAGACACGTTCACGAATCTCCTTAGCTTCCTTTGTCTCCGAAGTAATCGGGTTATCAGTTGGTTCAAAATTTAAAATATCAGTATTAAACACGACAACAGTTCCTCCATTTCTACCACGTTTTGCTTCTGTACTAACAAGACCCAACTCTTCAAGTTGTCCTAGATACCGAGTAACAGTACGTGTGTCACGTCCCATCTCCTCAGCTACAGTTGTTTTACGTATAGGGGTAGCAAATGTTTCTCCCCATTGCTGTGCTTTTTTAGCTAATCTTTCAACGAACTCAACAATTCCGTTTCCTAGACTATATTGTGCTCGAATTTCATTTGTTAAGCATTGACTTGTCATCTTGTACCTCCTCGTTTATTTCGTTGGAAGAGGAATGTCAACAATCTCAAATTGTTCTTTCTCATAGATTTTTCTTCTCTCTTCCGAATGTTTCTTCAAGTGTTTATTTGTCAAGTCGTAAAAATCAAAAACAGATACCTTATTTTCACCTGTCTTTTTCTTACGTAAGCCACGACCTACCCGTTGCAAGGTTTGACGTAAGGACTTACCACCTGCACCTAATATTAAGGTATCAATACCGGAGATGTCAACCCCCTCATCAATAATTGTTGAGGAAATCATTACCTTCAAATGTCCGTCACGCATTTCTTGTAACTTTTCATCACGTAAGTCATTATCAAGCTCTCCGTGAATGAAGTAATGTGGTACACCTTCTGCATCTAATAACTCACTAATCGTTTCCCCGTGTTCAATACGATTAATAATTACTAGTACGCCACTACCGCTCTCATACATTTTCTTTGTAAGTTTAGCAATCAAAGAGTTTCTGTATACATTGTCCACTATCCCCATCTTGTAAGCATCCATGTAATTGGAGTTTTCAATGTCTGTAGGGGCAATAATTGGGAAAATGGTAATTTTGGGCTTAGCAGAGTGACCTAAACTGATTAAGGTGTCATTCGAAACCTTGGTAGTAATGGAACCAAAAATAGCTTGCATTCTTTGCCATAACACATGGTTTTTCATGTCGATAGACCCTGTTAAAGCCATGCGGTATTGGGCATTAGAACAAGCGGTCAGAGCTTGATACCAAGTATCAGAGCTAGTATGGTGTGCCTCATCTACAATCATAACAGCAACAGATTCTAAAAACTCTTTTGCTTCGTTGTACTTCTTCAAGACCTTACCATTCTTTTTCTCAACTACCTTTTCGTACTCAGCTTGATAGCTACGCATTTTCATTACTACCTGTTTGTTAGTTCCACAACTGTAGTAAGCCTCTTCCAATTCATGTTTCAACTGTAAGTCAGCTTTTGTTTTCACTTGGAAGTTGCGAATATAACCTTCAAGTAGTCCTTTTTGATTAAACCCTGTAAGGAACTTAGGAGCAATTTCTTTAGCTAACTTTTTGTACATACGCTCTTTTGGTGTAAGTTTAAGTTTAGCTTCTGGGTCTGCTGAAATAGCAGAGGTAATTGTTGGAATCATCACAAATGTAACTTGTTGAATATCCTTTTTACCTGCTCCAAAGGCACCTACTTTAATGCCTAATCGTTTTTCAATACGGTCGATAGATTGAGTGAAGATAGAGGAGCTGTTTGTAAAAAACGCAATCCTTTCTCCCGATTCTAAAGCAGGTAGGATTTGCTGTATTAAACCAGAAGCAATCTCTGTATTATGGTTAATCATACCATTTGCTATAAAGCTATGTGTTTCTGGCATGTGTAAATCGAAGGTAGGTTCATAACCTGCATCCTCAATAGACACCACCTGAGAATAAACAAACTGTTCGTCTAACAGATTATCAAGTGCCAATTTGTACTTAGGTAACCCATCGGGGTACTTAGCAACTAGCTCTCTCAAACGGTCAATACTAATGGTCTTTGGGAAATCAAAAGCTTTTTTCATTCCTTTAGGTGGATTCGGATATGTGTCTTTATACGCACGTACAAGCTCTTTACCGAATGGGGTGGTTTGTCCTTTAGGATTTCTCTTCCGACTAGCTAGAGCCTCATAGAATGCCTCTCGTTGCGTTTGACGTTGTTCTGTGATAAACGTCAGCTCGTTTAGTAACTTAGCGGAATCAAGGGCTCCTAAAGTAAGTCTGCCGTACCAGTTGTCCTCATAACTCTTTACTCTCTTTTCAGAAAGATTAGCAACGTAACCCATGTTAAGTAGCATAAGTTGTACCTGTTCTAGTAACTCTTTGGAAGCTGAGGTGACCTCGATAGCACACTTAGGTACTTCAATACTCATTTCACACTCTAGGTACCCTGATAGGAAGGCTAACTGCGCCTCTTTAGGGGCTTCTAAGATACATTGTGGAACTGCTTTGTCTTTAGATTTTGCATAGGTTAACCCTAAGTCTTGGTGAAGCTTTGTGTTGCCCTTGGTATCACTTAAGTAGACATATACCCCTTTAGTCCCTTTTCTGTATCTGCGGTATGTGTGCCCGTAAGAAGAAAAAGCCTCCTCTACAAAAACTAAAAGTTCTTCTTGGTCGTTAGTGAACTCTGTTCGTTGTTCTTGTGCTAAGTAACCGTCAGCTGTTAGCATCCCACACAATCGAGCACTATCTATGGAAATAGGGTTTTTTCCATACACATTGTCACCCTTACGAGCCACAATCCAGTCTCCAACAACTAAGTCCCTAGCTTCTTTCCATTGGTGAGTACCATCAGAAGCTACAGTAAGCAACGGGTGATTATCTGTGATGGTTTCTTCCCACCCTTTTTCTGTGGTCACTTTGTTACCGTGTTTCACACCGTTGATAGTAATATGACTTGGTTTTTCTGGTTGACCATAGCGGTTAATTAGCTCAATACCAAATGTGTTCTCAATTGTTGTTTCTGGTTGGTTTGGGTTAATACCATATTCTTTAAATAACGATTCGAAATCTGTGTAACCCTTGGTACTAGTGAGTAATTTCGTGTTTAAATAACAACATTTTCCTCCATTAGTAGCAACGTTGATAATACCTGTTTGCTTCTCAATAATACTTTTTACAGAATCATATTGATAGTCACGTAGAGTAATTACTTCTCCATTGTCACCATTCAATTTAATTTCTGAGTCCATTTCTTCAACTTCCATGAATTTGTCGGGTCTGTCATCAATAATCTCAAATTGAAACATGTAACCTCTACTACCCATAGCAGTTTGTAGTCTTCCTAGGATTTCCTCGACCTTTGGAAGTAAACCTGTAGGAAATGTATCGTTGTCTTTATTATAAAAATCAATAATACCATCCCAGTAACCTGATTTATATGCAGGACTAAATTGATAGCCGTCTGCTTTTACTCCAAGTTCTTCGTGCATTACTTTATGTATAGTGCTACGAAGGCTACCTTCGTTTTCATCAAATCTAATCTGAGTGTGCATTACATCTATTACTAGTCTCATAAGTCCTCCTAATAATGTCTCACATCTTATAATACTATTGTACCAGTACTGTAAGTGTATGTCAATGTCCTATTTTCCATTTTTGGTTCCCTTATATATAAATATATAATA